CAGGACATCCACTTGAACCGAAAGGGGAAAGTTGTCCGTAGCCGATGTCAAGTCAATAGAATAGACTTTACGTCCCTCCATCAACCATTTTTGGGCCATTGAAACGCCTTTCGACTGATCAAAGACACTACTCTCTTCCAGATGCAGCAATAATTCGCTACACGCTGTCTTCAGACGAGATGTCACGAGTTGTACCATACGATGGGGATTTGCTATAAATCTGGTCTTTAGACCGCGATCCTTCGTCAAACCCACGATCTTACCCACCCGGTCCTCGGTAAGGTCCCACGATAAATCCATGAGATCCCCTACAAAGTATCCGCTAGGGTTCGAATATACCTCGTCCACTAGGACTTGGTAACGCATCAGTAAGTTAGGACACTCTCGAGCAAATAGCTCATAGTGCTCTGCATCCGTAGTTGCGGACTCAACCTGTTTTAGGTTTGGCACTCGTTTCGAGCTAGATCTAGAAAAACTTGAGTCAAAAGATACCGTTCGGGATATTCGTCTACTTTCAGCCAAGACCGATGAATTGATCTCAACGTGTGTATTCGATATGCTTGCAGGTGCCTCTATCGACGTCTTGTAATCTTTGAAATCAAGCTCCGTTATAGAAGCCTTTTCCCATCGACCATAAACATTCAATATGGCGAGCGCTGCACTTAACCCTCTGCGGCCTGTCTTTGAAAGGTCTAATACAGAACGAAAATCACCCCAGAAACTTCCTTTCGGAGTCCCGGTTTGATTCAGAAGTTCCATTTTCAGCCTTTTCAAATGTAACACCACCTGCTTAATTCCCCGGCAGGCCTCCATCTTTTGGAGACGCAAGCTTAGGTTTATAGCGGCATGTGATGACAGGTACAATTCGTATATCCTTCTTAAATGTTCAGCCTCTTCTCCTGTAATGTAAATATTGGGAGACTTCATAATGCCCTCGGGGTTATGAAAGGGTTACAGTCACTTATAACTGTGTGACTTGGACAGTGATACGAATTCAACAACACCTCCTTAGCTCAATTTCAAACAAGCTAAGATCTTCTGAGAAATCGACTCTGCTTTCACAGTAGGGACTTCTCCAGAAACCACTTCAGTCGGAGCTGATTTCTTTAGCTTTGACTTCGCCTTGCGACGTTGCCTCCGCTTTTGATTTCTACTCAACTTGGGTGTGGCATTAGAAGCTTGTCCAGGAATAATTGTATCGGAGCTACCTTTTGCGGAGATGTTTACTCCCGTAAGAGCGGCACCAAACGTCGACCTGGCGAGACTAAC